CGGGTTTGTCCTGGGTGACGGGAGCGGCGAGGCATCCCCGGAGATCCGAGAGGAGGTAACGGCGGTGCCCTGCTCCGTGGAGACGGCGCGGCGTGAGCTTGCCCTGGGTTTCCCAGCGGAGCAGCGTTGAGCGGGAGACGCCGAGCAGCGCCGCGGCCGTCCCCGGCGCGACGAAACGGGACGGGAGCTCCGTCATGCTGCCCTCCCGAGCGAGAGCGCGAGGATCTCGGCCCGGTCGAACACATACGCGCCGCGGCCCCCGTCGAGTTTGGCTAACGGTTTGATCGCTCCGCGGTGGATCCAACGGGTGAGTGTTGAGCGCTGGAGCCCGAGGATCTCGGCGGCTTCGGCCGCTCCGATGAGCTGGGAGGGTCGGATGATCCGGGCGTCGTCCGGTGTTGTATGCGTCATAGTGAACAGACTTGTGCATTACACAAACCTATGCAACTTGACATGCCGGATTGCATAACTTTGTGCAGAACCAAGTAGTCTTGACGGTTCAGGAGCGTAAGACACGAGTACTTAATCTCGTTGTTAGCGTTGCGAGCTGATGCAATGCTTTGTGCATGAGCAACTCATATCGTTACCGTTTCGAGTTTGACCTTGCCGATCGTTTGCGGAAGTCCCTCCGCGTCTCCGGTGTCTCTGTGCAAGCCATGGCGGAGAGCCTCGGTGTTTCCCGTAACACTGTCGGGAACTGGATCAACGGCCGCGGCCGTCCCGGGCGGGAGCAACTATCCCTTTGGTCGGCGCTCACCGGAGCTCCGCTTTCCTGGCTGGAGACGGGTGAGCTCCCGCCGATCAACGGGAGCTCTCTATCGGCGAGTAATGTCATCGCCGCTTAGTGCAATGCACTAGGCTTGTTTTCGGCCGCTCCCGGCTTTCGTCCCCCACGAGACCTCCGGGAGCGGCCCTCTTATTGCGCGGCTTCCTTTCGTACTGGCTCGGGCGGGAGATCTTTCGCGGGGAAACCCATGTTTACGAGCATGACGCGGAGGATCCCGGCGTATTCCTGGAATTGCCTCCGAAACGCGGCCTCGGCGTCGGCCCTCGCCTCGGCGCTAATGAGCTTTTGCAGCAGCGAGCGGTTCTCGACTTTCTCCCTGAGAGCCTTTCCTGACTTCCACGCTTTCCAGCCGTCGATCGACTTGGGAATGATGTAGCCGAGTCCCCCGACGCCGAGCAGCGCCGTGACGAGCTCCGGGGTAATCATCGGGTCGGATCCAGATAGGCCCAATCAATCCGGCGAAACCGGACGACATGAGCGCCGATCGCCTGGACCTCGAGCGCGACGATGAGCCAGATCGTCGAGGTGACCGGCGTCCGGACGACGGCGAACCAAACCGTGACAAAGAGCAGCAGCGTATAGCCGAGACCGCTGAGCAGCAGCGCGACCCTTTCCAGCCACCAAAAGCCGACGATCACGGAGAAAGCTCCCAGCGCTCCGCCGACTACGAGGATGCTCCCCACGGCGACGGCCATAACCGGCCCGATCGTGCCGGTGACGATCGTCGGGATCCCGCCGAGCGCCGCGAGCAGACCGGCGACTCCGGCGATGCTGTACGCGAGGAGCTGCACGCCGTTGATGATCCGCGGCTCGCGGATCCAGCTCGAGACCCTATCCGACATGTCTCCCTCCCGTTTGATCCTCCCGCGGCGCGAAATATCCGGCCGCGAACGTCGCGATCACCTCGAGCGGGATCTCCACCGAGGCCGGGACGTCGATCCCGGCGAGCCACTCGATGAGCGCGATCGCGAGCGAGACGACGGCGAGAGCCGCCGTCGAGGCCGCGACTTTCGCCGTCGGCCTGATGCTGGTATCTATTGCCACGCTTCCCCCTTTTTGGTTTATGGCAGGTTGAGCACCTGTCCGGGGTGGATGAGATCGCTCACGCCTGGGTTGGCTCCGCGTAGTGCCTCTAGGGTTGTGCCGAACTGGATAGCAATGAGCGAGAGCGAGTCTCCCGGTTCAACGACACATTGCTTGACGGGCGGCGTGCCCAGACGGGCCGCGGCTCCGGTATCCCTGATCCGCTCGGGCCGGGGCCGTAGCCAGCCAAGGATCGGGCCGGTGCCGTAATTGTCGTATCCGAGCGTCGAGCGGTGCGCGGGTTTCGCCGAATACCACGCGCCGTCGACAAACTGGTGAGGAGCGGCGAAACCGTCCTGCTGGATTACCTGGACGGCGGCGATCGTGGGATTGAGCGCGACGGCGGTGTGTCCCCACTGGTTAATGCTGTTCCCGGCGTACACAAGCACGTCGCCTCGTTGCGGGATCTGCCCGGGTGAGCCGTCGTTATCAATCCGGATCCAGTAAGCATCCGGGACGCGGTCGAGGAGCTGGTTTGCGCCGTTGACTCCTCCCACGGACTGTGTCCAGTGAACACCGAATATCGCCTCGGCGTATGAATCGACGAGGTCAACACACTGGAGCCCATAGCGGCCGTCCGGATTCATCTTGACCCCCTCGGCTGTTTGGAGCCATTCCTCGATCTCGGGGTGTGTCATTTTGTCTCCCTTTTGGATTATTTACGGAACTGAGGTCGGATCGGTGAACGTGTCGCCGTAGTAGCGGCCCCCGGCCGTGAGGACGTGCTTGGTGTACTCGGCGTAGTCGGCGGCGTCGGCCTGGGCATAGGTGCGGCCGGAGACGGTGAGATCCTCGATGTAAAAGCGGTAGAACACGAAAGACGGCCAGAACCCGTTACGCGAGGCGATGACGGCGGAGTTATAGCCGTTCAGCGCTCCCCACAACGGGCCGCCGTCCCCGGCCGTCGCGGAGGTGAAGCCGGAGTTTGCCGTCACGTTCGCGTTGCCGAACCGGGGCCCGACCGTGTTCGGCGCGAGCTTGGTCGAGCCGATCGTCGCGCCGGTGCTGGACTGCCATGCGTCGGCCCGGTGCGAGAGGATCGCCGCGGTCGAGGTATTGGCTCCGATCGCGCCGTGTTCCTGGGCTCCGTTGGAGGTGACGGAGCCGGTGTTGATCCGAGTGAGCCGGTCCCAGAACGAGACGTAGATAGAGTGTGCTTTGTTGGTGAGCAGGTACGTCCAGAGCGAGGAGTTCATCCCGATCGTTGCGCCCTCCCCGGCCGCGAGCGAAACCGCTTTGGACACGATGCCGTGGATCCCTCCTTTCGCGGAGCGCTCGAGCTTGCCTTTGCTCGTGTTGTGCCACGCGGCGGCGTATTTGAGGGAGTTGTCCAGTGTGCCGAGCGCGGGGGATCCGCCGATGAGCGCTGCGGCCTCGGCGTGGGCGATGTTCGGGACGGCGGAGCCGTGAGCGGGGATCCCCGCTGCCATAGGACGGGCCGGGTGAGCCGGTTCGATGAGCAGCAGAGACCCGGCCGTGAGGACCGGATCGTCGCGGAGGACCGGGAGCGAGGTGTCGGTAAACGCGGTGGGGAGGACGAGTTTGAGCCCGGGCATTAGATCCATCCTTTAGCTTTGAGCGTGTTGGAGACGAAACGGGCGGCGGCGGTGTTGCCGGTCGAGTTGAGGTGCAGCGTGTCGCCGCGGAGCGAGGTCGGCGTGACGCCGTTGGCGATATCGGTGGTGTCCTGGGCGGTCGGCGTGAGGCCCATGTCGGCGAGAGCCGGGCCGCGGAGGTAGCGTGCGACCGGGAGGAAGTTGTGCGGGAACGTCTTGAGCAGGAGCGCGTTTAGGGTGTCGAGCTTGACCCGGTCGGCGGTCGGCGACGGGGAGGAGACCTCCGCGTCGGTCGGCGCGATCTCGAGGACGAGGAAGTTCTTTTTCCCGGCCGTCATGTAGGCGACCATCTGGGAGATATGAAAAACAATGTCCTCCGGCGTCATTGTCTTGAAACTGTTCCGGCCGGACCATATGACGGCGATCTGTCCGCGGTTCAGCGTTGCCTCGTCGGTGATGATCGGGCTCGTCGGCGGGGACCATACGGCGGTGCCCGCGGCGTCGCGGGTGAACGTGTGGACGTTGGTCGCGTTGTCCCGCGCCAGTGTTCCCGGCACTCCCGAGATCGTGACGTGCCCGGAGGAGGTTCCCGTCCCGGAGGAGCTGGAGTAAACGATCGTGGAGACGGTGACCGTCGCCGCGCCGGAGGCCGGGATCGTGTCGTTCGGGAACGTCGCGAACGAGGGATAGCCTCCCTGTCGTGCGGAGATCGACGGCGTCCCTTGTCCGCCGATCCCCTGGATCCGGACGGCGACTCCGGCCTCCGCGGCGAGTTTGTCGCCGTAGCCGGAGCCCGCGGCCGTCATGGAGTCTCCCCAAAGCACGAGAGGGACCGTCGCGGACGGGTTCGAGGCGAGGACCGCGGCGTCGGTCGCTTCCTGGATAATCCGGCCCGGAAACGGGCCGGTGAACTTGCCGTCGAAATCGAGCTGTAGCTCGGATTTGCGGCCGTCCTCGTCGGTAATGACGTAGGAGAGCCCGGATCCGGGCGAGATCTCCTCCGGGATGGAGAGCTCGGCCGTTGCCTCGTCCACGATCTCGCCCATCGCCGGAGCGAGATCCTCCGAGACGATCCCGATGGAGTGCTCCGTCATGCGTCCGGCGTCGGAGATCTCCATCCATGAGCGGTGTCCCGCGGCGTCAGTGAGCGCCCATGCGACGCCGACCGCGCCGAGCGGCTCGGGAATGACTTCCTCGATCCCGTCGACGTCGTTCGCGACGTCCTGGGCGAGCAGATCGTTCCAATAGGGGACGTCCGGATCGTCGTCGGTGGTCGGTGTGCGGTAATTGCGGGAGTTTGCCATTAGGAGATCACGCCGTCCTCGTTCTTGATGGTGTCCAAAGTCATGAGCCCGTTGAGCGGGGTAAACGTCACGGACTCCACGAGCTGCCTCTCGTATGGTGCCCGGCCGGTCTTGACGGGGACCGTCATTCCGGGCCGGATCCAGTAGGCCGCGGCGGCTTGAATGTTGTAGGAGTACCCTCGGGCCGAGAGCGTGGAGAGCAGAGCCCGGGCGGCGGCGTTCGCGGAGTCCTGGCTCGCCCATCCCCGGACCTCGATCCGGTGCTCTTTGAGCCCGACGTTGAAATACGAGTAGGGCCCCGTGGTGACCTGTCCTATGCCGGTAATCCCGACGTCGGGATAGTGGATCCGAACCTGATTGAACCACTCCGAGCGTTTGAGGTTGCGGGTGATCGAGGTGATCGTCCCGGTCTTTCCGGTCCGGAGCATCGTCGCGTAGCTCGTCTCCGAGGTGGTGTAGCGCGGGAGCAGCTTCCACAATGAGCCGCCGTCATGCCAGAGCTTGAGACCGGCCGAGTTGGCGATCGAGGCAGCGAGACTCCAGATATTCTCTCCGTCCGCGGGGTTGATGTTCGCGACGAGGTCCGGCCGGTGCCCGGTCCCGGTGCCGGTGAGCGTCACGGCTCCGCCCATGCTTTGCGCGAGAACATACTCGATCGCCTCCCGCACTCCGGCGCGGTTGATGAGTCCGTTCCAATCGTCATTCCACGAGGCGTCCTGCGGCTCCATTTCCCGGCCCTGGAGGGTGATCCGCATGGTCCCGGCGAGGACGTCCTCGGCGACGTCCTGGACCCGGAGCACGGCGCTTTCGTGCAGATCCTCGGTCGCGCCGTCGAGCGCGTAGCCGAGAGAGATCCGGACGTAGGTATCGAGACGGCCGTCAAGAGCGGCGAGCTGCACGGCGGAGCTCGGCGTCTTGACCTGGACCGAGGCTTGGGCATACGGGCTCCAGCCGAGGGAGTAGCTCATGGAGAGATCCCCGTCGACGGCGAGCTCGAAAGCGGCTCCCGAGGCCGGGAGCACGGTGACCTTGAAGAGATGCTGGATCGGGTGCCGGAGCCGCTCCTCGAGGGAGGGATCGTAGTTGACCGTATCGACGCTCACCTAGATCACTCCGGTTTGATCGTTGAGGGAGAGTCCCTCGAAATCGTCGTAGCTGCTCGTGACGTTCGCGAACGAGGCGAACGAGGTCGAGACGGTCCCGAACGTCCAGACGGCCTCGTTGATCGGGGAGGTCGGCGCGGTGATCTCCTGGTAGCCGATGTTCAGGTTCCAGCCGTCCTCGGAGTCCGGGACGAGGTCGGTGCCGGTGACGGTGAAATACATGTCCATCCCGGCGTGCTCGTGCTGCTTGTAGAGCACGACGCCGGAGCGGTCGATCATGTCCTCGAGCGCCCGGCCCTCGGCGTAGTCCGGGATCCATGCGGTGAGCGTCCCGGCGCGGGTGGCGAGACGGCCGAGCGCGACGAGCGGATCCGGCCGGTCGATCACTTGATGGATCGTGCCGAGGGACGGGCGGGAGGCCCCGTAATCGAGCACCATTGAGACGGCCCTCGAGAGCGTCGGACGGAGCGGAGCGATAAACCAAGGCTCCTCGGAGGTGAGGGTGACCGTCGCGGCCGGAGCCCCGGCCACGGTGTACGTCACGACGGAGCCGAGCGCGGCCTCCCAATCGTTGAGCGTTAGCGGCGTGCTCCGCGGGAACGTCCCGGCCGGGACGCGGACGGCCCGGTTCCCGTTCGCGTCCGAGCGGGTGATCGAGGTGATCGTCCCGCTCGGGACGAGGTCGAGGACGACGGCGGCTCCGTTGGCGGCGGCGGCGAGTGTTGTCATGGCGCGGTGACCCCCGGGCGTTCGTTGACGGTGATCCACATGGAGCGCGGCGCAGTGAGTGAGTCCAGTGTGGATTGGATCTGCCCGAGGTTGGTCACGCGGAGACTGATATCCACGGTCTTACCGTGGATCCCCTCGATCCCGGCCTGGACCCGTTCCAGATCCCCGGAGGGTGTGGCGACCTCGACCTCGACCGCTTTGCCCTCGACCGCGTCGATGTTCTCCTGGGCTTCGGCCGAGCCCTCCTCGGTGGTGGTGACTTTGGTGTCTTTCGCCGGAGGGATCGACTCGATCGCCGCTTTGGCTTCCTCGGTCCCGTTGGCCTTGATGAGCGTCTCGACGTTGCCGGGGATGAGCCCGTAACTGTCCGCGAGGCCCCTCGCGTGCTCCTCGCTGGCCCCGGCCGCGATCGCGGCGTTGATAAAAGCGTCCCGGCTCGCCTGGACTTTCGCGGTGACGCTGTCGGTGCCCTCCCCGGCCGCGATCGCGGCGTCCCGGTACTGGTTCGCGGCCGCGGCGATATCGACGAGGCTTTCCTTGTTCGCCCTCCCGGCCGCGGTGTTCGATTCGAGGTTTTTGCCGTTGGTCTTGATGTCCTCGTTCATCTGCTTGAGGGTTTCGATCCAGTTGTTCTCGGCCCCGACGAGATCCATGGCGGCGTTAGCTGCCTCGGAGCTCGCGTCGGCTTTCTCCTGGATCGCCTCGGCCGCGGCCTCCGCGGCTTCCTTGGTGTGATCGAGCGCGTCTTTCTCGAGCTCGTAGATCTCAACGGCGTCCTCGGTGGTCCTGATGTTCTCCTCGGCCTGTCCGCGGAGATCCGAGAGCGCGTCCCGTTTCTTTTGCGCGGCCCGGGAGGCGTCGGTGAACGCCATAACGCCGTCCTCGGTGACGCTCGCCCCGGCCTCGATCTCTTTGGTGAGCCGCTGCCAGTCGTCCGCGGTCTCGTCAAGGAACTTCCGGGAGTCCTCCGCGGATCCGGCCGCGGCGCGGATCGCGTCCCGCGAGGAGACGCCGAACTCTTTCGCGTCCTTGGCGGTCTCCTGGAATTTGGTCGAGGCTTCGTTGGCCCAAAGGGTGATCCAGTTGTCCTCCATCACCTCCCGGCCCCACGCGATGATCTTCTCGGAGAGATCCATCTTTGCGAGATCTCCTCCGGCTTCCTTGATGGAGTCGATCATGTCCACCGACTTTTGTTTGGCTTCCGTTGCCTCCTCGGCGGTCTTTTGCATGGCAGTGACAGCGATCCCGATCCCCGCTGCCATAGCCAAACCCGCGGCGGCGCCGGCCGGACCAAAGCCGGCGAAAGCGTTCGCGGCGATCTCCTGGAATGAGCCGAGGATGGACTCCGCGGAGCCGTCGAAACTTGCCGCGGATTCTTTCGCGGTGGAGTTTGCTTCGTCCTTGAACTCGTCAAGGCCCTCCCCGGCCTCCCGGAAACCCTCTTTTTGGGATCGGCCGACGTCGTCCCCGGCCTGTTTCGCGTTCCGGGAGATGGAGTCGAACGCGGCGTCGGCTTTGTCGTCGAGCTTTTTCGCGGCGCGGATCCCGTCGTCGAAAGCGTCCTCGATCTTGTCTCCGGCTTTGTCTCCGGCTTTGGCGAGATCCTTGAGCGCGTCGGAGACGTCGTCGTAGCGGTCCGAGAGCGTCTTGGTGTCTTTGACGACGTCGGAGACGTCCGAGATGATCTCGACGTTTATTGCCACGCGGCTCTACCTCTTTTCGTGTGCTTCGTAGATGTTCCGCACGACGATCTGGACCCATAGGCTCGTGAGCCTGGGAGCGATCTCGGCGAACGACTTATAGACGACGCGGCCCTTGTCCGGTGCCGGGAGTTGCCGGGAGGTGTGCCGGGTGACGGCATGGGATCCGGAGCCCGTCCGGTTCCGGCGCTGGTAGTTCTTGACTTTCTCCCGTTTCGGCGAGCCGAACTCCCAGACTCTCGCGTCCTCGTCCGGGACGAGTCCCCCGGAGAGCGGACGGCGGGAGGAGGCAGCGGTGAGGACGGTCGGGTTTCCGGGTTTGACCCGGGCCCCTTTGGCGAGGACGAGCCGGTCCATCTGTGAGACGGCGTTACTGTTCACTACCGAGCGCCAGACCGGGTTGAGCGTGGCGCGGGTTTCCCGGTTGATATCGTTCCGGACGTTCCGCTCGACGAGCTTGAGCGCGAGTGCGACGGCGGCGAACTGTTTCGACGTCGCCGCACTCGGCTTAATGATCGAGCGCGTCATCTTACTCGGCAGCGCTCCATGTAAAGGTGGGTTGGCCCTCGACGTCCAGCGTCACGCCGGAGACGGCGATTGTTTCCGCGCCTCCGCCGATCTGGACGGCCTCGAGCGTCACGGTGCCCTCGATCTTGGCGAGGTCTCCCGAGCCGAGCGGCTGGAGCTTGAATGTCCGCGCCTCGCCGTGACCCTCGATCAACTCGTGCATGAGTCCCTCGGTGTCGAAATCCTGCCCGACGTTCAGTGTCAGAGCCCAATCGGGTTTGGCGACGATCGTTGTTTTCTTGCCGTTGACCGGCTTCCACCGGAGTTTCGCGGTAGTGGGGACGAGGGAGACGGAGTCGCACGCGGTAGTGAACTCCTTAGTGCCGAGGGTGAGCATCACGTCCTCGATCACAAACGGGTTATGTGGCTGGAGAGTCACGGTGTTGACCTTTCTTGTAGGACGGCGGCGCGGTAAATGTTCGGTGAGTAGGCGAGAGCGAGGATCTCGAAACCGGAGAAAGCATCGTCGGCGAACTGCCTCCGCGTGGCGCGGGTGAAGATACAGCCCTTGTAACGCTCGATGGAGAGCATGACGCCGTCGAGTATGTCGTCGAGCTCGTTCTCGGCCTCGACCCCCTGGACCTTGGAGCCGTAGACGTGGAGGGTGAGCTCGTGGGCGAGCAGCGGCCGGTTCGGTGCCGGGGAGACGTCCGAGCGCCACACCGAGACGACCGGCTTCCCGCGCCGGACCTGAGAGGGGACGAGCGGGAAATCGGCGACGATCCAGTCCGGGTGATCGTCCGCAATCTGCGCGGCGAGCTGCTGCCTTGGTGTCGTGCCGCTCATAGGAGCCCCTTGAGCGGGGAGCGGCGCGGCCGGACGGCCTCGTAGGCTTCCCGGACGAGCGGATAGGTGGAGATCATGAACCCGTCCGAGCCGAAACCCTCCCCGTCCCCGGCCCGTTTCCGCGCCGCGAGGTGCTGCGCTAGGAGCCTTTGTGCGTACTTGTAACGGGCGGGGACGGGGTCGAGGACGGTCTCGCCGTCCTCGTCGAGCAGGAGGCCCGTAGGGACCGGCTCCGGGGCCCATTCGAGGAGTTTCTCGTAGGCGGTCTCGAGGAAACTCCGGAGCTCGAGATCATCCTCCGGAGCGTCCATCCAGTCCCCGAGATCCGTCTCCGGATCCAGCCAGCCGATGAGCGGCACGAGCTATCCCTCCTCCTCGGGCTCCGGGACGAGATCCAGCGGATCCACGTTCTCCGGTTTCCGCTTCCTGGACCTCCGCGGAGTCGGCTCCTCCTCCTGCTCGTCGAGCTCGGCGGGGATCTCGTCCTCGCCCTCGACGAGCTCCCCGGACTCGTCGAGGACGATCTCGCCGAGCTCGTCGATCTCCAGCGCGGCGCGGATCGGGGCGAGTGCTTCCTCGAGCTCCTCGCGGGTGACGAGCTTGTCCCCGTCCTGCTTGAGCTTGTTCAGCGGGTGCATTAGTCAGTCACCTCGACGACGCCGTACTTGGCATAGTTGGTCTCCGGAGGCCCGGCGACATGCACGGTGTTGGAGCGGAGCAGGTAGTAGGAGAATACGGCCTTGTCGATCGCGCCTTTCTGAAGCTCCTGGGCATCGACGCGGATCGGCGCGTCCCCTCCGGACTGGTGCAGCACCGTGACGGCCGCGGCCCCGACGATCACGCGGCCGTTGAGCGCCGTCTCACTGATCGGGGCAGGCTGGATCTTGAACCCTGCCATAGAGCCGGACTCAAGGCCGAGGGAAGTCTCGAGCAGCGCGAGATTCTCCAGCATGTCCGAGCCGAGCAGATCCCGGTAAATGTCGTTGCCGAGGATCGCATACGTCGGCTTGGTGTCCTCGAGCACATGCTGGCATCCGAGGATGATCCTCCGCCATGCGTTCGCGATATCGGTCCCGGTGCCGACGATCGGTTTCGCGATCGAGATCAAGTGCTCCTTAACCCGCTGGTCACGGCGGCGCTTGATGTACTCGGTCTGCTCGCGGAGGTAGCTCTCGAGCTGCCCGGGGACGGGGAAGTCGATAATCGCCCGGTCGAACCTGTTACCACCCGCGATCCGCTTCGCGGTCCATTCCCTCGCGATCGCCTGGATCGGCCGGGAGGGTATGTCGTTCATCGACGAGAGCACCTGCGGGTCGGCGTCGTAATCGCCCTGGGTGTAGGGAGGATCCCAGTCGTCCGCGATCGGCGTCATACCCTCGACCCATTCCCAGCCGCGGACGGTGAGCGAGGTGAGGTCTTTGGAGGTAACGAGCGGGGTGAAGCGCTCGGAGTACTCGGTATCGTTCCAGAGCTCGCCGAGGTAGGCCGGTTGCGCGGCCGGGTCGAGGACGTCCTCTTGGGTGACGGTAGCGAGTGCGGCCTTGAGCTTGTCGCCGTTGCCGAGGGAGCCGGAGTCGATCGCCCGGATCACGTCACAGAACCCGGTGAGTGTGGAGGTGGCGAGGAGTTTCTCCTCCTCCTCCGGCGTCGGCTCCGGCGCGGGAGCCGGAGCGCCGATCGCGGCGGCGAAAGCGGCGAGGAGTCCCTCGGTGTTGGCGGGAGCGGGAGGAGCGGAAGCGGTGAGCGGCTGTGTCACTTCGGGATTCTCTTTCTCTTTGGGTATTTCATCGGCTTTCTCTTTCGCCTGGGCGATCGCCTCCGCGGCGGCGGCGAGATCCCCTGCCTCGACCGCTGCGGCGGCGGCGTCGAGAGCGGCGTCGAGCTCCGCGGCCGGAGCCGCTTCCCCGGAGCCGCTGGGTGCCTCCTCGCCGCCGAAATCCGCGGCGAGGAGGAGCGAGGACGGAAACGCGGGAGCCTTGACGATCCCGGCCCCGACGAGCCGACCGGCGAGCAGCTTCCCACCTCGGATGATCGGCTTGAGCACCTCGACGGAGATCCCGCGGCGCTTGCCCGTAACGGCGTCGTCGTAGGCTTTCTCTCCCTCCGGGGTGGCGTAGTACTGCACGCGGGTTTGGATATGGTCCCCGGCGTCGGAGGCGGTGAGGTAGCCGACATGGACGCCGGGGACGTGCTCGTCGTTGACGGGCATCTGCCCGGACGGGATCTCGAGCGCTCCCTTGTCAACGGTGACTTTGCCCTTATTGGTGCGGCCCTCCTCGCCGTAGGTGAGGAGGTTGTACTCGAGGGCCATACCCTCGGAGGCGGTGAGCAGCTCACCATATAGCTCGACTGTCGTCATTGTGTGATCTCTCCTACGGGGACGGGGACGGCGGGGGTGGGCGTGGCGGTTCCGGTGTTGCCTTTCACGTCGGCGCTCGTGAGATCCGAGGTGCGGAAGCGGATCCCTTTCCCGGACTTGGTGACGTCCGGTTGCGAGAGCCGCTGCTCGATCGGTGTTGTCCACGTCGCGAGCGAGAGGGTAACGAGCTCGTCCTTGGTTTGGAGCGTGTTCTCGTAGGTTCCGCTCGTCCCGTTCGCTCCCTCGAGCAGCGCGGCCGGGAGGTTCAGGAAGTTCGCGAAATCCAGACGGGCGGCGTTTCGGGCGGCGATGAGCATCTCGGAGTCTCCTCCGGAGCCGGTGTGCGGTTTGAGCTCGATCCCGTTCGGGGTGAATGCGACGGCCCCGTTTTCCGCGGCCCGGGCGATGCTCCAGTCTTTCTGTGCTTTGGTGAGCTCGGCCTCGGTCCCCTCGAACTCGCTCGTGATGTGCAGCTCGACCATAGGGATCGGATTCTTACTCCGGGAGCGTACAGTGTTGCGGATATCGTGGTAGTGCTCCACCGAGGAGGCCCCGGACTCGAGGAAACCGAGCGGCATGAGCGACTGGAAATAGATGAAATCCTCCTGCCTGGGAGCCGGTCTCCCGCCGATCACGATGTTCCCGAGCCAGTCCAGCCCCCACAACTCCCGCGGCAGCTTCAGCGCCCCGAGGATCCGCTCCCCGTCCCGCTGTACCCAATAGGCAGAGTCCCGATGAAAAATCAGATCCTGGAGCAACGCGGCGTGCCGCTGCCCGGGAGTGATCGAGCCCTCGGTCCGGTTCATCCATGCGTCCTCCGCCGAGAGCTCGGTCCCGTCCTCGTACTCGAGGACGAGACCGGCGAGCAGCGTCGAGTAGAGCGAGATCCCCCGGTAGATCGGCGGACACGAGAGCGCCTCGAGCGGCGTCGCGGGGAGCCCGGTCCCGGCGTAGCCCAGATCCGAGGCGATCACCGGGGCGAGGCCGGTCCCGATCGAGAAAGGCGAGGCCAGTTGGTAGGCGTCGCCGAACCCGGACGACGCCGAAAAACCGAACAGAGCTCGTGCTTTGTCTAGGAATCCCACGAGAGCAACGATCCGACGAAAAAACCCGCGCCAACCGGAGGACGGTTTGACGCGGGTTTCTACGTTTTGACGCGGTTTGCACTAAGAGTTGCTCACGGCTTCCCCCATCTCATCTGTGCTGCCTGGCGTGTTGTTCCGGCCGCGGCTCCGATCTCGGCCCATGAGCGGCCGTGATTCTCACGCTGGACCCGGACGGCGTCTTTCACGACGGCGTCAAACCGTCGTTGAAGCTCGAGCATCTCGGCGAGATCCTCGGGATCGGCGTCCCCGACTCTGCGGCCGTAGGCGTCGATCATACGGCCGAGCATCGCGGCGAACTGTGTTGTCTCGTATTTCTGTTTTCGTCTCCCCATGCGTCAAGGTTCCCTTGACGGCTTAAGGGTGTCAAGGCTCCCTTGACGCTATTTTGGCTAGGCGGCGACGTCCGGGATCACGAGCCCGGAGGTGCGTCTCGCGGTCGAGGCGACGGCGAGAGCGGCCGTCGCGGCGAGGAGGCACGAGATCTCCGCTCCCTTGCCTCGCATAAAGAGCCGGTTCCCGTCCGGGTTTCGCCATGTCGTGTTTTTGACGGCGGCGTCGAGCCCGTTGTGACGGGCGTGGTGGAGCCGTAGGAGGTCATTGGATTGGGCGATGAGCGCCGTCGCCGCGGCTACGTCTTTCATGGTGAGCCCCTTGACCCTCGTTGTTCTGACCCTGGGCATGCGGCCGAGCGCCTGGGAGACGGTAATGTTCTCGCCGATCGAGTCGTAGCCGACCGGCACGCGGGGGTGCTTGAGGATCGCTTTGCCGACGTAGGGAGCCACCCATGAGCTCCCGGCCCGGTGCGCCATCATCTGAATATGCGGCTCGTCCTGCTCGTCGATCCATGCGACGGCGACGGCCGCGGCCGCGCCGCCGATCGCGATATCCCAGCCGATCCCCCACGGCACACCGGCCGGAGGCTCGAGCAGCGGATCGGTTGCGGTGATCTCCCATTTCTGGAGATCCAGCGCCGTGACTTTGGAGTCCGGAGGCCAGATACAGAGGTACTCCCGCATGAACTCCGGGAGCGAGAGCCCGGTTTCGGGATCGTGCCGCTCCCGGATCGTCTCGATCGAGGTGAGTCCGCATGCGAGGCCGGGGTGAGTTTCCCACCAAACCCGCTCGTCGTTGGGATCACAGAACTCGTCGGCGCTGTAATCGACGATCCCGAGCCGCTCCGGAGCCTTTCGGGCGGCTTCCAGCGAGTGCCAGAACATACCGATCCGGGCGGTCCCCGGCGTGCCGGAGACGATGATCTGCCCGTTCGGCTTGGTGTCCATCATGGGCAGCGCTCCGGCGAGGAGCCGGGGAGACTCCTCGGGGTCGAGCTCGCCTCCCTCGTCGAACCATATGACGTGCGCCGCGCCTCCGCGGAGCCCGGACGGTTCCGGTTTCGCCACGCGCCACTTGGAGCCGTTTCTCCACCGTATGTACTCCCGTTGCTGCGAGTAGTAGAGCGTCCGGATCCCGAGCTCGGCGAGAGCGTCCTTGTAGGTGAACTCCTCCGGCTCTTTGTCCTCCCCGTCCCATGCGGCGTGCCGCTCCTCGTTGCGTTTCTCGACGATCTCGTTTGCGTGCTCCTCGATGAGATCCATCATGTCGCGGAAGAACTGTGAGGCCCTCGTCCCGTCCTGGGCGGTGGAGACCACCTGATAGCCGGGGATCGTGGCGCAACGGCCGAGGAGCACATTCTGGATCGTCGTCGTCTTGGTCGAGCGGCGCGGGATCTGTACCGTGACCTGCTTGTAGCGGACTCCGCCGTCCGGCTTCCTGGCTTCCATGACTCCGGCGACGAGCTCGCCCTGGGGAGTGATCGGGAGCCGCTGGAGACGGGCTCCGATGTGAGCGGCCTCGATCTCGGTGCCCTCCGGGATCGGGGAGATATGCCGCGGCACTGCTCGCATGACGGGACGCTCGACGACGGCCGTCATGCTGTGAAGTCCATGAGCTCGTCCTGGATCGCGTAGGTTAGGCTCCCCCACTGCTCGGCCATTGCCGCGGCGATCCCCGGGAACGTGCGAGAGCGCTCTTTCCAGCGGTCCTCGCTCGGAGGCAGGCTCCAGACTCGCGCCTCGCGTCCCTCGACGATGTTTGTCGGCCGGAGGAGCGGGAGATTCTTGAGCCAGAAACATGTTCCCTTGACCTCGCCGTGCCCGAACTGCCACGGCTGGACAGTCTGATCGGAGGCCCGGATCCGCGAGGCGATCACGGAGACGGGATTTTCAACGGCGATCCGCGGGATATGCGGCTGGAGCATGAGGTAGCGGACGAAATCGAGCGCGGCCTGGGTGCGGCCGTCCGCGAGTTTCGCTGCCATATGAGCGTTGCCGGAGACGGCGAGATCCGTGCATGGCGGGTGGGCGATCATGAGATCCCAGTCCTCGCCGATCACGTCGCGGACGTCGCCCTGATAGTGGTTGCCCGGTTGTTCGGTCTCGAGGAGGTCGCACGACATGGCATCGTGGCCGAGCGCGTTGAAAGCTTCCCGGACGATCCCGGAATATTCGCACGCTACAAGAACTTTCATTTTTGTATCTTCCTTTGTACTGGGATCTCTGCGGATCTACGCAGAAAAACGGAGCGGACGGGGACCGTGGGCTTCCGGCTCTCGCCGAAAAACT